TAAACCGTGAACCTCCACTTGTAACTGTACCCAGATTTCTACGTCCTGTCCAGTTATTGACTAGATCTGATCTTGACCAAGGCCATGTTGTAGCAACTCTCGTTGATGGATTAATACGATTTGACTGCTGATTACCGGTAATAATATTATCTGGTGCGGTTCTTGTTTCGATCCATTCGTCTGATGCAGGAGAAAGCTGTAAGTTACCGATATTATTAACAACTGCAAAAGGATTGATGTTTTCAGTTCCTGTTGCAACTATTTGACTTAAAAGCACAGGATTGCTATCAATCGATAGCATCGCTAAATCACCTTTACGTATTGCTGTACTATTATCAGAATCGAAGATTATTCGAGTGTTATGAGGAAACGCAATTGGTTCAAGTGTATTTTCAATTTCATCGATAACTGCTCTATATTCTTCTCTGTTTGTTGCTGAGAATGCATAATCTTTAAAGTTATCAACTAAGAATCCAGCCTTTGTTCTTTCAAGACCAGCAGAATCAACTACCGTCAGTGAAGAAGTATTTACTTCAAGTAAGCTGAGAGTCGTTAACTCTTGCAAGTCATTTACTCTATTTTCAAGATCTGAAATGTCTTGCATCGTAAATCTTTTAGCAGGAATCTGTGTTGTTGTTAAATCAGAATCATGTAGAGTAAAAGCGTTTAATTGCAGATCATATAGAGGCAACGCTCCTTCTGGAATATCGGGTAAAAGAGGATTTAGATCTGAAACACCAGAGACAACTTTTACTGCGCCTGTTCTTGTTCTAGAACCTGAATTTTGTTGAGAGTAAGCAATCAGTCTATCACTTCTTGGCATGTAGTAATCTACATCAGCACTAAATGTTGAAGTGTTAACTGGAATTGCGTTAATGATTGGATCGTTTCCTAGTAAAGCACCATCGGAATCAAAGTTTATATTCGCAACTCCAGACTCAGAAACTTTAACAGCTTTTGGTCTAAAGTCGATAACATCTCTAAGTGAAACTGTAGTTCCATCATTAAGCGTATGATTGGGTATTTTTTCATATTCGACTGTAGCGGTCGGATATGATGTAACATCAAAGAAATCGCCTGTCGTGTTATGTTCAAAATATTTAAACCGAGAAAAGATGTTTGTTCCAGTCGGTATAGTAACGTCTGATCTTTTTATAATACGGCCTATACCATAGAAGTTATCTCTTTGTCCGTTATCGGTGGTAAAGTTACCAGAAATATCTGATCCATCTGAGTCATCAATTTTAATTGAAGTAAATTCAAAGATGTCAGCTTCATTCAGTGATATGAACTGCGTACCATTACCATCTGATTCTGCATCAGTTGGCCAAGTTTTTGTGATAGTTGTGTTTGTAAGCGTTTTAGCTCGAGCAGTCGGAGAAGATTTCGTTACAAGAGCAAGAACTTCATAGTTAGCTGAAGCTTGTCCTCCTGAAACATCAAATGATGTGCCGGCTGATGCATCAAAAGTAATACTCGTATCTACTGAGCTATCTGTTTTTGCTGCGATCCAAGATCCAGTAGTTGTGAATGCAGTATAACCCGAAGGTATAGCGATAGCACTTGCAGCTCCTGCACCATCTGTTGTAAAAGTGACTCTCTTTTGTACAGTGATTGCGTCAACCGAAACACCAGTCTGTGTTGGTTTCTCATTAGGTAGTGCAAACAGGAGATTGTTGTTTGATGTGTTTTTAAGTACTGCAGCTCCACCTTCAAGAGTAACATCAAAATAATCTGATGTGCCTGTTCCAATTGACCGAACGAGTGAGAAAGATTTACCTTCATTCATTCTAATATCGAAGAGATAGAACTTGTAACTACTTGCACCATCTTCTTCTACATGACGAACACGAGCAGTACCAATCGTATTACCGGTATGACCAGTAGCATCTCTTAGATTTAGTTTTGCAAAAGTCTCAATGTTTGGAAGACCCTTGTTATCATCAATTTCGCCCTTCACAAAGTTACCAAAGCTAGCAATTACAATCTCGTTGTTGATAGTAGTAGTATCTTGAGCTTTCGGTACTGTAATCTCTTGTGGTCCTACATCAATACGATAACCATCGACATATGCAATACCATCTGTTACTTTTAACAAAAGATTTGCGGAATCTTGATTTTCAAAACGAGCATTAAATGGTTTTACGATATAGTTACCCGATTCTTCTTTTGTTCTAAGTGCAAGTACATCATTGATACGATTGAAAGAATTGTCTACTCTCACTTCATCTGATAACTGACCACTTGTTATCTTACCGAGGAATATAAAGTTTTCATTCGCTCCAATTTGATCACGAGTTGTAAGAGTAAGCTGAATACGATATCTGTCTGCACCAGGAGCAGCAACGTTTGGTACCGCACCTTGATTATCGAATAATGCAGTATCATCTGAAGTAGTAACAACTTGTTCTGAAATTTTAAATCCGATATCTGCTGTAGGAGTATTTGAGTATTTGTCAATGTATATTGATTGCTTTTCTACAAAGACGAAGTGTCCTTGTGCAAAGAAAGTTCCTTGTGCGACTGAGGCTTCTGTACCTCTACCTGAAACTGCAGAAGAAGCTGTAATCATGCTAATAGTGCTTGTATCATCATCTAATAGAGTTTGAGATGCGCCGACACGAACTGGAACAGACCCAGATGTTCCAGCTGAAGTTGAAAGATATTCTACAAAAAGTGTGTCGGGATCAGTACCATCGGTTGGAAAAACTTTTAAAACTTTAATTTGTACAGCAGCATCTGGAGATTGAACTGTAAACGCTTTATCAACAACGGTTGTGGCATAGCTGGCTGGCAATTGGCCAGAAGCAAGTTTAATAAATTCTAACCTATTATTGACAGTTATTCCGCCTGGTTCAACAACACCACCATCCACAAAGATATTTGAACCAAGCCTTTCAATTTCTCTTTGAATGATTGTTTGCATCTGTGTGAGCTCACGAGCTTGTAGAGCTCGACCAGAATTAAACAGAATTCTGTGATAGTTATCACTATCTAAGAAATCATCTTTATATGTGGTCGAAAATGTGGTATTGGTTATATTAGTTGCCATTCTTTACACCGTTATAATAACTTTAATGTCTTCTGTTTGTGCGGCTGATCTTGTAATTTTAGCTCTATTTTCAATATAGAGCAGGTCTCCACTAAACATATCTACTGAAGTGTATTTATTACCGCTGTCAATAGTAGCTGAACCAACACCATCTCCTGTGATAGCTTCGCCGTCTGTAAACTCACCTGCAATATTATTTGAATTCTGATGATAATATACAATATTTCCAGAAGCACTATCTAACTCATCAACAAATGCTGTAACACCAGATGTTCCGCCGGTAATTTCTTCATCAACTACTAATCCAGATGCAGAGATAGTTCCAGTCAATGTCATAAATCTTCCAACTTTTCCTGAAGTTCCAGTAAAGATTGGTCCATCGCCACCAGCGCTATCTGTAAGAGTAGGGTTTCTCAACAAAACTATTTGTCTAAAGTCGTTAGTAACAATAAAGTCTCCACCCTCAGCCCCATCAGGCTTAATGTTGAACATCACTGACGTAGACTTAAGATCTTCAATTACGCTTTTACCGACTCCATCTCTTGGTCCGATAATTGGTCTTAAGACTGCAGCACCGCTTGAAACTGTTGCACCAGCAAAGTTGTATCCACTACCAAAGTTTGACATCTCAACTTTTACAATTGTACCACCCGAGATAGTTGCTGTCGCTGTAGCACCGGTTCCATCTCCATTGATTGTAATAGTAGGAGCAGAAGAATATCCTGAACCACCAGAAATAATTTCTAGTCCTACGATTTGTCCTGGGGTAGCAGTATTCTGAATATTTAATTGTTGTAATTCAAATGCGTTTGCTGAAGCAGAATCGACTGTAATATCTTGAACAGGAATAAATCCTGATGATAAGAATGTGCTTGCTCTAGATGCAGAAAGACCATACATTAACTTCCAGATGTATCCGTCGGCAGTAGTAAATGCTGCTGTTTGATCAACACCTTCATCAGTATAACTTGGTTTGACAGTTGAAGTGTTTGCAGCACCTGTAGCGTCTTGCCCTTGCTTTACACAAACGTAGACTTCGTTATCTTCTGTCAAAACGTAATATGGATTTGTTGGAAGACCTACGACATTATCTGACCACGCCGAATAAATCGAACCTGATGTCCAGTTATAACGAGGGATAACAAATGAAACACCAGTAACCTTCTTAATTGACTGAAGATTATTCCGAGCTTCTCTTTCTTCTTCGATTGTGCGAAGAGGAGTTGCAGTAGTGTCTGAACTATCATATGTGTCAGCTTTACCGATTCCTAAATAGTATTCATTACTATCAGCACCGTTATCTGCTTCTTGAAAGAGGAGATCGATTAATTTCTTTTTTAGTGGATCTGTTGCTATCGCTACCATTTTTTATCTCTTATACGATTGTTGTTACACTCTGATTTCCAACAAGGAACCAGTTTGCACCATCCCAAATACATTGTGCTCCTTCATTTTGAGCAATTGCAAAACTTGTGCCTCCAGCGAAATTAGTCGGTGTGACTGTCGCGGTTCCGACACCTTTGTTTGTAAAAATCTTAGATTCACCGGTTGTTGTACCATCAGCTAAAGTTACTGCTAAAGCCGATCCTTTATTACATATGATATATGACGCAGCGGTTGATGCAGTACCATCTGCTGTAATTTCTGCTGAACTAAAAGCTAATTTCGAAACATCGACTGAACCAGTACCTTTAGCATTCACTTCTAAATTGATATTTGAGTTTGTTCCTGTTGCACTGAGTTTTGGAGGATTGCCAGTTGTAGCGTTCTCAATCGAAAGCTCATTTACTGCACCAGAGATTGCTGTAAATTGCAGTATCTCGTTACTATTAGTATCAAAAAAGTCACCATTAATCTTAGGGTTAGTAAGAGTTGGAATATTTAAAGTTTTATTCGAAAGTGTTTGTGTAGCAGAATCAACTATAAGAACACCACCGGCATCAGGAATTTGAACATGGCGATCTACAGTAGGATTAATGACAGTCAATCTTGTTTCAAACGCATCAGATAGAGAACCTTCAAACACAATAGCACTATCTTCAAGTGTTATCTGCGCAGATAGTACGTCACTATCACCACCACCTAGAAACTGGTAGA